TTGGCAGTGCCTGTGGTATTTGCAAGCATCGCATCCTTGCCCACCGCAGTATTGTTACTCGCTGTCGTATTAGCTCCAAGTGCGCCTTTACCAATGGCAACATTATCAGAACCTGTGGTATTGGCATCTAAAGAACTCTCCCCTAGAGCCGAATTTCCTGCACCTGTGGTGTTTGACAATAATGCGGCATACCCCATTGCCGTGTTGTTGTCGGCGGTAGTGTTTGCGTTTAAAGAGTTATGTCCAACTGCCGTATTATTGGCTCCAGTAGTATTGGCTTCTAAAGCACTCGAACCTAGAGCGATGTTATAAGATGCCGTGGTGTTTGCATCTAAAGCTCTCCTTCCCACAGCTACATTATAAGTTCCAGTTGTATTTGTATCTAATGCGGCCTTACCTACCGCCGTATTATAATTACCAGTCGTATTTGCCGTTAAAGCACTGTGACCGATTGCCGTGTTGTCATTCGCTGTGGTGTTGGCAGCAAGTGATAAACCACCAACTGCTACATTGTTCATTCCTGTGGTAGTAGCGCCTTGAGAGTTATATCCAACAGCTATATTATAGTTACTGTCGTCATTGTTCTGGACAGTTAGAGCATAATCACCAATCGCAATGCTTCTGTTTCCCGTATCTTCGGTGTATAGCGACCTGTAGCCGATAGCAATATTATTATCGCCTGTTGTAACGGCTGTAGCAGCCTGTACACCTATCGCTGTATTAGTGTGTCCTACAGTGTTTGCTGTTAAAGCACTGTGACCAAGAGCAATGTTGTTGTCCGCAGTGGTATTGGCGGCTAAAGCACTTTTGCCAACAGCAGTATTTGCTGCTCCGGTAGAATTAACCAGCAAAGCACTGGCACCCACGGCAGTGTTATTATCGGCTGTTGTCGTAGCCCCACCAGAATTGTCCCCGACAAAAGTATTATTACTTCCCGTTGTAACAGCATCCCCGGCTGCATAGCCCACGGCTGTATTGTCTGTGCCAGAGCTATTAGCTGTTAAAGCCAGCGTTCCCACCGCAGTATTGTCGGCTGCTGTAGTTGCTACTAATAAGGCTCCTGATCCAACAGCTACGTTGTTTCCGCCCGTTGTCAGAGCGCCACCAGCGTTATCCCCCACTACTGTGTTGTCGGAACCCGTAGTCACCGCATCAAGTGCGGCCTCACCTATGGCGACGTTATCCGTTCCGGTCGTTAAAGCTGTACCTAAGTTACCAGAACCAAGTCCTACGTTACCCGTGCCGCCCGTCATGTCCAAGACATCGGTAACTGCCGCACCTGCACCCGCGCCATCAGCTACAACCATCTTGATGCTGCCATTCGGGATAACAACATTAGCCCCGGTTCCTTGGCTAAGAGTTACTGTGTCTCCAGCAGAGTTTTGAACTACCCAGACATTACTTAATGTATTGGGAGCTAATGTGACCGTGCAAGCCTGAGACAAAGAACCAGTCAAGGTTAACGCCGTAGAGCGAAAAGCATCACTTGCGCCGTCTGCCATAGTAATGGTTGCGGTACTGGCATCTGAAAGAGCTTCTGACCCAGAGCCGAATTTTTCAGCAATTAACTCAAGATTTGTATTTGTTGTTGTTCCCCATGTACCGGAGCCATCTCCAGTCGCCATTTCGTTTAGTCTTAAGTCGTTAACATATGTGCTTGCCATATTATTTCCTCAAATTTTCCTATGCAGCGATATCTTCCCAGTCAGGAGATTGGCTTGTTGAAACTCCAGAATAACTAGGAGTCTGGCTTGTAGATACCTCTGAATAATCAGGAGATTGACTTGTCGAAACCACTGAATAATCAGGAGTCTGGCTTGTCGATACTTCTGTGTAGCTAGTTGTTTGGCCCGGAACAACATCTCCCCAGACCAGTAAATTTTCTAACGCCCCTGTTCCATGAACTCCAGTCAAGGCTATATTTGATACGCCTGTAACTGTTACGCTATTTGTTGATCCGGTTAAAGCATTTTGTGTTACTGCAATAATATTACTACTTACTACAGAAACACTTCCTAATGCCGTTGTTCCTACAACATTAGTAGGATAAACATTGGCCGCTCCGGTTACTGTTTCATCACCTACTGAAATAGTAGATGCAGTACCACTAACTCCGGTTATTGCAAATCCAGCAGCTAATAATGTTCCTACTGCGCCTGTTCCGGCAATTCCGGTTTCTGCTACATTAGCACCACCACTAACCGACTCTGTTCCTAATGCACCAGTACCAGCAACTCCGGTAACAGCTAGATTTGCTGTACCAGTAACCGTTTCACTACCTATTGCACCAGTAGCTGCAACTCCAGTCTCTGCTACATTAGCATCGCCAGTTACAGTTAAAGAACCTAATCCTGTTGTTCCGGCCAGCCCTGTTAATGCAACAGGATTCTCTTCCCCCCAAGTATCAGAACCCCAAGTCCCTCTACCCCAACCAGTTACATTAGCCATTGGCTATTTATGCAATACGAATTACTGCATTTGAAGCATCGGCTGTAGGAAATGTAATCGTAAACGGACCTGCCGTTGAAGTTTTATCAGCGCCAAAATCGAAGACAGCAACAGCAGGATCACCTGAAGCGCTATCATTGAAAATCATGCAGCCTCTTGCAGTTACTGTTGCGGTTCCAAAAGTAAGGTCTGCAAAATCTGTAAAAGCCGTTGTTCCTGAAGTAGTTGGATCAACCCTAGTAAGCGAATCACCTTTAGCAGTGTAGTTAGTTCCGCTTGCCTCTTGATTGGTTGAGTACGCAGTAGTCGCCGCAGACATCGTAGCTGACGACGTATAGAGGGCCAGACGGAAGGTATTTCCGCCAGAATTCTTAAAATTATGTACCCCTTCTAAAAGTTCTTTCTTAAAACTGGTACACATAGCTTGAGTAATAGCCATTACAGCCTCCTGATTATCTTCGCTAGGTCTGAATGACCTTGTTTCTCTAGCTGATTACAAACAGTACAAATATGGTTTTCGATTCCTGACTTTATATAAAAGGCAATAACATTCTTACACCTGTTTCTGAACGCATGTGCCTGCGCTTTAACCATTGGATCAGCGTCATTACTAATAGAAATTAACTTATCAGTAGCCATTTCTGCTACTTCTTCCACAGAATGTCCGCGATTATGAGTTGTTTGAACGCCCAGATCGCCTATTGATATTTCAAATTTATCTGTTTGCATTAGTATTTATCAGGCTCTACAGGCATTAAATCTTTCCTGTTTATTATGCCTATAGGCTTGTGCTCTTCTTTTTTATGCAAGTCAGAAAAACGACATACCTTTATCTCGCCACATTCATCTTGATAAGCTGCTTTGGGATTTTCTAATCGATGATACCCGTACAATTTGTCCTTTGTTTCAATATCTGTATCTAAAAGAGTTGATCTGGGGGCTATCCCGATTTTTATATCCTCGCTAATACACTTGGCTAACCAAAACTCTACACATCCCCGGCCAGCTTCAGCGAAATGCATATTTGTTTTATAGGTAAAGTCCACGCCAAAAATTGATATCCGGTCAACGCAGGCGCACAAAGCATATGCAATTGCGTAAGCTACCGTATTATTCAGATATGCACTTCCAGTGTACCGAATAACCTTTGAAAGAGGATACTCCTCTACTGCAGGAACCCTTTCATCAAGCTCACAAGAATATATAGGATAATTTGCTTTAGGCAGCTTTTCCCGCATCATATTGGTCATGCCGCCAGCGTCTTCCGTGTCCAAAAATCGACTCATTGGATCAAGAATAAACGCCCTGTCTATATCAGACAGAATACCTATCATTGCATTAATCGCCCAAACCTCATCGAACTTTACGCTATGTATTCTTGAGAGATGAAAGTCCAGTTGGCTTTGTCCCATTGCCACTATTGCAATATGCTTCCCCTCAAGAATATCCATATATTCAGGCGTCAATTCTTCTTTGTCCGCTCCTGTAAGCGTCTTTTCTGTTGTAACTATCTGATTCTAAAGTTAACCTTTGCAGGGCTTCTTTGAACCTTCCTTCATAGTTAGCAAGGATGTCCGGCTCTCCCTTCATAAAGGTATAAGCTTCAACCAAGCTTCCATACAGCAACACCTCTGTAGCGTTTGTTCCCAGCCAAGAGGTGCCAGCAGAGCTATCGGTAATAGACTCTGGCAAATAAAAATAATGTATTTCTACCGTGTACCCTGAGTTTGGTGTTGGGGCAACAAGAAAAAAATCATCGTCAAACTGGGAGTAATACTTTGGAACGCCAGTGGTTGCTGATGCAGGATACGATTCCCTGATAAAGTTTACGTCCTTATTAATCATGTAGTTATAGTTGCTGTCACTATCTATGACCGCAAGAGAATAGGGGTACAGGTAATCTGTTGGGGTAGCTAAATATGAATTTCCATTTGTGAGTGTGCCGGTCTGATTTTTCCTGAAATTAGGAAGCTCTACAGATTTAATGATCCTGCTTTCAGCCTGAACAATGATATTTGCAAGATTATCCTCAAAGGTTGATTCAGAATTTTGAGTATAGTTCTTGATTGCATTTTTTAAGGTTGTATATGTCCAAGCCATCAATCTGTACTCACTGTTAGTTTTCCTATATTGCCGGTCATTTTAAGCCCCATAGTACTTGAGCCAAAAGTATCAACTCCACCGCCAATAGGGTTCCAAGCAAAATAAGTGGTTGATTCTGTTTCTCCCTTGTCTGTTCTGGGATCGAACAGTGACTGCGGATCAGAGGTATTTACTTCACCTATTTTTAACTGCGGATGATCTTCGTCGAAACACTCCCTGCATACTCTCAAGCCATTTCTATGGCTGTCTTCTATTTCATATCGAAGCTCATTTAACTTATAGGTAAAGCCGCACCTGTCGCATTCTCCTAAAGCCTTGCTGGCCCTAGCGTAACTCATCTCAATACCGGCCCTGAACAAGATCAGGAACAAACCTGACCGTAGCTCTTTCCCTGTCAGCCTCACTGACATCTTTCCACAATTCATCATATCTGGCTTTCAGCAAAGGCGCTCTTTGCAAAGCTTCATCATGCTTTGTTGCTATATTGCAGGCCACTGCATAAGTAAGACAGGGAAGATATCTTGTTGGCACATCTGCATTATTGCTTGCAGGGTTTCCGGCATCCTCTATTCTGGCAACATAGTCATAAACCAAAGTATATGTTTGGGCGCTGTCTGGAGTTGACCACAATATAATATTAGAGGTACCAACATTTCTGTCTATATAAAATTGCGTTGGCTTGGACTGGTTTAGTTTTGTTGCCTGATGGTTGTATTCAGTCCTAGAAATTCTGTTTAACCTCTGGTCAAATTGCTTGTCAGTATCCCCGGAATCAGTTCTGATAAAAGCATCAACAACATCTAACGCAGCACTAGGCAGCGCATAGCTGCTTGTTCCCGCTGTCAACGCTTGGCTATTCTGCTCTATGGCCCAAAGGTTTAGCCCTTTGTTTTGCCACTCCAGAAATACCAAATTCAAAGCACGTTTCGCGCTATTAAAATCATAGCCTGAGCGCATTTCCATACCACAAAGATCATAAGCTTCATCCAAGATGTCGCCTATGTCCAAGTTGAATGTTGTTGTTCCGCTGGTTGCCATTTATTT